GCTTCGGGTTCATCCTTGAAGTAGAAAACGAAGGCGGGGAACAAATTATCGAAAAGTGTATCCATCCATTCGCGGCGGAGAGTCTAGCAGGTTTTTGCCGTAGATATCTAAAACTTTATGAGAAAATTGAGAGGTAGGAGCAAAATGCATTGGACGGAATACTTACTAAAAATTTTAATTGGCATCGGAATCCTAACGGTTATAAATAACCACGTTGATTTGTCTTGGTGGGAAGGAGGCATATTGGGATTTTCTTTGCCTTGGTTTTTGCAAATAAGGAAATGAAATTTTGATTATAGATCACATCGCAAATACAATTATTGGTTCTGGACTGATGTTTATGATACTTCAACGCGTAAATCTAAAATTCTGGGAAATGATTTTGTTGGGAGCTGTTATAGCCAGGATTTTGCACGTCCTAACCAAGGTTAATTTGTAAAAGCTGAAGCTCACGGCATAAACTGTGAGCTTTTTTCCTTAAAGAACCTTTACTTCTTTAGCACAAGCGCCTTTTGGGGATGTTCCGGCAACAAATTGCACCTTCTGTCCTTCCCTCAACGTCTTGAAGCCGTCAGTTTGAATTTCTTTGAAGTAAACAAAATAATCTTTGCCTTCGGAAGAAATAAATCCAAATCCCTTTCCCTCGTTAAACCACTTTACAAGTCCATTTTGCATAATAAACCTATCTCGTTAAAAGTTAATAATTAGGCCTATATCTCTCATAAAGCCCATGCGCAATATCAGGCATTCCGGCAACCTTCCAAACCTGAATATGACATTCTAGCGCCTCTTCCGATAAATGACCAGCTAACATGTCTCCCTTATCTTCCTCACTCAGCAAGCGGGTTGAAATGAGCTTAGGTGAGACTCCAAATTTTACAGCGCAGTTGAATATCATTTTCTGGCACTGATGTTTAGTTAGCACTTATCTGTTCTCTATAAATCTTTAATCTTTCTGCCATAGTCATTTGGGGCGATTTAACCACAATTTCTTTAAGTAAATTAACCACCTTGCTATCGACTGCCGCATTTTTTTGTATCTGCTCTTGTTTTTCTATTTCATATTTTTCTTCTTTTTCTTTTATCGACTTCGAAGTAATTCCCTTAAAACCATTAGGCGTTTTCCACTGACCGCTTTTTATGAGATGGACAGCCATTTTTACCGATTCAACTTGATCCCGTTTTCCTTTCGACTTATCAGCATAAAAAATCACTTCTTCTGTTAATTGTTCAAGGGGATTCTTTTTTGTGACCGCTATTAAATCTTTTACGTATTTAAAAAAATCTTCTGAAGAAAAAAATGAAGAAAAAGTAAGGATTTCTCCCTTTGGATTCCTTTGGGGGTTCTTCTTATGGTTCTGGGTACCAATTTTGGGGGGGGTACTCCCCCCAATTTTGGGGGGGGTACTCCCCCCAATTTTGGGGGGGGTATGGGTTTTGGGGGGGGTACCAATTTTGGGGGGGGCTGTGGATAAGTTTTTATGATTATCTTCGCGCTTGGATACCCCAATTAGTCGATAAATGGGTACCTGATTTCTCTCGCAACCGGTCTTTATGATCTTGCCTTTTTCGATCAAGGATTTTAGGCCTTTATCAATTGTGTTATGACTAAGACAAGTGTCTCGGGAAAGACGCGTTTTAGAAGGCCAAGCTTCCATGGATTCGGATGCTCTATCCGCGTACGAAAGAAGAATTAATTTTTCTGATGGAGAAACATCTACCTGGCTCCATGCCCAGTTAATGGCGTCTATACTCATTTTAAAAGGCTCTTTTTAATATTTGATGGGCGTTGATTGCCGTTATACCGACAGAGGAAGGATTCAATTGTCTGAATTTGGCAAAGGATTTTTGACCGTCTTCACTGGCAACAAATTTCAATATTTCTGAATAGAAATCGGGGTGTTTGTGCACACCCTTGCGTTGGCCTTCTTGATATAAATATCGGATGAAGTCATTTTTTGTGAGAGAATAATAGTTATCTTTTTTGCTTGACATGTTACAATGCACTCCTGGATCAATCCCTCAAAAAAGGGGGATATGCTTGGTAGTAAATGTTATCGGTCGCCAAAACTTCAAACATTTACGATATATTAGAGGCAGGAAGCCTCACCCTTAAATCTTAAATCTTTTAATACTTCCCTAATTCATCATTCATGCTATATTATCCTTGTTGTTATATTCATAGGTCTTTCCCTTGTAATAGATGCAAAAAAGCCCGTTCGTGTCTCCACTTGCGGGCTTTTTAATCTTTAAGTTCTTTTAGCAAATCCTTTAGCCAATCTTCAACTATATGTATTTCACTAAGACTAAACGTTAATAGATTTGGGTTCTTTGGATCTCGGTCATGAACAGAATTTGCGATTCGTTCTAGCAACTGAACTGACCTGTGATAAATATCTATTTGCATAAAATCTCCTTTGCTTTTTTTATCTCCAATGTATTAAACTATTCCTAATACTGCGTGTCCATTAGAGATTTACACGTGGTATTGTCCCCGGCTTGCGCCAGCCTAATGCTGTTGCTGTGAACTTCAGCATTAGGTCATCTTATCTGAATTAAAAAACAAAATACACGAATAAATTTATTACTAGACAAAAAGTAGTCCCCATCAGGAACCCTTGGCTTCTACCTAAATACAAATGAGATTTATATCCTCTCGATATTAGAAACTGTAAATTATCCTCGGTAACAAGTATTTGAACAGCCGGGGGTTTTTTGGGGAAATTAAATAGATTGCTCATTTTCTAGTACATCCTTACAGTTATTTTAAGCTTTGCTTTTGTAGGTTTTCGTTATTTGTCCTTCGCATTTTCAGAATTCCAAATATCTTTAACAACATGGTTAAGCATATTAAGTGACTTCTCTAATTGAAGAATGCGATTAGATAAATGCCATATCCAGAAAGATTGGGTTATACAACATATGGCAAGACATAAGATTGGAAAATCAGTCATATAAATATCCTTAAAATATATTAATGTGCGCTCTTGTTATATTGTCTGCATTAATTTTAGTTTTTTTGGTCATTCTCTTTTTTCCTTTTTTCCTGCTCTATAGTCCAATTGCTCTTAAGCTCACCATCAGTAATACGTTCAAGTTTGTATTGGGAGGTTTCGGGCACAAACCCCCACTTTATCCAATTCCCCAGCGACCCATGCGCCATTCCGGTGGCCTTATGAAAGTTGTATTGGCTCCCATATTTTCTCAAAACATCTTGCGGTGTCATAATTTCCCCCTTGATAAATGAACATAATGTAGCAATTATTTTGACGCGTGACAAGAATTGACATAAAATTAAAAGACAGAGGAGTGTATGCAAATAGTTGACATATGACAATTAATGTCATATCATGGAAGAGAATTAACAACAAAGGAAAAACAATGACTAGAGTTTATAAAGATGGCGTTTATGATATTACAAATGAGACCTATCACGATTCTTCGGGAGTATCGCGTAGCAAGTTAATGCTGTTAGATAAGAGCCCATACCATTATTGGTACGAAACAATGTCTGGATTGGCAGAGAAACAAGAGCCAACCCCTTCAATGATAGTGGGCTCAGCTTTTCATACTCTCTTATTAGAGCCTGCAAAATTTTTATCTGAATATGCAGTTGCTCCCAAAATAGATAGAAGAACCACTAAAGGAAAAGAGCAATGGGAGGATTTTTTGTTGCTTAGCGAAGGCAAGACTATTTTAACGGATGACCAATTTGTTAAGACCAACAAAATGGTAGAGCTTGTTAGCAAACATGAAATTGTCTCAACATTGCTTAATGATGCTGTATTTGAAAAATCCATATTCTGGACTGACGAAGAAACTGGTTTGCAATTTAAATCTAGGCCAGACATTTGGGCATCAAAAATGGTAATAGATTTAAAAACAACGAACAACGCAAACCTATTTAGCTTTTCTCGTAGTGCATTAGAGTACGGCTATTATCTGCAAGCTGGTATGGCTTTTGAGGCATGTAAATCGCTTGGTAAACCTATTGATATGTTTGTAATTTTAGCTTGTGAAAAAGATGAGCCGCATGTTCCTGCTGTTTACATAATGAAAGAAGAGGCTTTAAAGTTTGGGATAGAGCAATTTAATGCTTATAAGCGTAAGTTGAAAGCATGCTTAGATTCTAACAAATGGGAAGGCTATTTAGTCCAGGAACTCGGTGTTCCTAAGTTTGCAACTATTAATAATGAGGAGAAGGCAGCATGAGCAATCTTTCACCTGTAGATAAAAAAAATATGATGACAGCTAATCAAGAAAGTGTGGTCGGACTATTAAAGCAAATGAAAAGCGAGATTGCTCGCTGCCTACCGAAACACCTTACTCCTGAGCGTATGGCGCGAATCGCGATAACTGAACTTAGGAAAACACCTAAACTCCAGGAATGCGACCCTATGAGCTTTATAGCAGCAATTATGCAAGCTTCGCAATTGGGACTTGAGCCGGGGATATTGGGATCGTGTTATTTGATCCCGTTCTATAACAGTAAGGCGGGAAAATATGAATGTCAGTTCATGCCCGGATATCGAGGGTTCTTAGATTTAGCTAGACGCTCTGGACAAATTGTTTCATTAGTTTCACGCGCAGTTTATGCTAATGACGAATTTAGTTATGAATTTGGTTTAAAAGAAAATCTAATCCATAAGCCTTCTATGAACGAACCCGGGGATTTAGTAGCAGTTTATGCGGTGGCAAATCTAAGAGACGGTGGCCATCAAATGGAAGTGATGAGCCGCAAACAGGTAGACAGAATCCGAGATAGTTCTCAGGGAAAAAATAGTGGTCCTTGGGTTTCACACTATGAAGAAATGGCCAAAAAAACCGTGCTTAGAAAATTATTTAAATGGCTCCCCTGCTCTGTGGAAATGCAAAAAGCCGTATCATTAGATGAACTTCAAGAGGCAGGAATCCAGAACATTAAAGCCTCTGCTAGCGAAGAGTTTGATATTGATTTTATAGAGCATGAGACAGGCAGCGCGCCTGATGTCAAGACATCAAGACATCATGACATCTTGATGGATAAGCTTACTGCTGCAAAGGGAGCGCCTTCTATTGATGATGTTATAGAGACAGGTGAAGTATCAACACAAGTACAACTGGATGAAATCGATATGTTAATCGCAGTTAAGGGATTTTCGAATGAACGCTTCGAACAAGCCCTTAAACACTATGGTATTAAAAAGATACAAGAGCTTACAAAGTCTCAAGCCGATGATTTTATAAAAATCCTTAATAAGGAAACTGATAAATGAGGAAATATAAATGCCAGAAATAATTAGTTCTAAAAATGACGATGATAATAATCATGCCTTAAATGCACATGAATTCCTCGTGCGTTTCTTAGAAAAGTTTCATATTGCGAAACGCGGAGGAATTCATGACTTTATGGAGATAACGATGTTCAATATGATTAATTTAGCAATAAAAAATATAGATGATTATTTGCAAGCAGGTCATCAAGAAGTTAACGGAAATGAGCTGATGATCATAACCTTGGAATCCCATCAACGTGTTATTGATAGCATAAAAAGGAATTTAGAAAAAATGGACATGGTGAATTTACAATGAATGACTTACAAAAGAAGAACTTATTTTTTTATTAAAATGTTCCAACCCAGAATATGGAGATGAATTTGACTCGGTTTGCTTAAAGATTCATTACATGATCGAATCTTTTAATAAATCCTGTATCCATGAATATACTAAAATTCGTACTAACCCAACTCTTAATGGTGGTTTTGGCGATAAAGTATCCTATAAATGTATCTTATGTGGAAAGAAAAAAGATGTATAAATATACCAAAAAAGACCCACTTTTATTTAGATTTCATCGCGGCGGATTAAAGGAGTCTATGGATACGGTAATAAAAATAAGGTCATATAAACACCTGCTTGACTCCATAAATGATAGTTTTTGGCCATGGGGAATTGAAATAAATAAAATTGAGATAAAACCTTATGTATATGACCCAAGAATTGATTGGGATACTTATATGGTTAATGTGCATCATGAAAAGCTAGGGCAATATCCAGTTCCAGTTGGATATTTAAATAAAAATCCGGGATTTAATTAGGGGCTTAAGTTGAAGAAATATCATATCCCAGAAAATAAACAAGAAATGAATGAGCTTTATGTAGTTATTTCAAAGGATGAAAAAGGCGACGGCATTTGCGCAATGATGACAGGTAACGGCGGCATGCCGATGGTTTTTGGAAGGAAAGAATTGCTAGATGATATAAGGCCTATAGTTAAAGAGATGGCAGAAGCGACTGGTCTAGAGCTTAGAATCGTGCGTTATACCAAGCAAGAGCTTATTGAGGAGTTTTGAAGCATGAATCAATTTACGAAAGAAGAGCTAGAGGATTTAGTAAGTTGGAGAGAAGTTTACACAGAATTTGGTGATTCTTGGACTGACCGATTACAGCGCCCTTTGATAGAAAAAATACAATCCATGAGGAATTATTTATGCTAATAAGTGAAAAAAACCATGGAACTTATTCGACAATTGCCTGACCACAAAGACAATCATAGAAGATTACAGGGAGATTATAACCTAATATGAAAGAATTAAGACCTTATCAGCAGGATGCAGTAAGGGATTGCTGGAAAGCTTTAATAGCTGATGATGAACCAGTACTACTAATGGCGAGTGTCGGTGCAGGAAAAAGCCTAATGCTTGCAAACATACTGTTACGCATGGAGAAATTACAGAAAAGAGCATTATGCATAGTAAATAATGCTGAACTTGTAAGAAACAATTGTGCTACATTTAAAGAACAAGGCGGCACAGCTTCAATCTACTGCGCCGCATTACATGAAAAAGATGATTCAGCATCTATTATTTTTGGCACTCCTCAATCGATTCTAAACGGGATTACTAAAAATGAACGAATCGCCAAAATTAAGTTTAATATCATTGTTATTGATGAGGCTCATGCGATTAATTATCTTGACGATAGCAGCGTCTTTATGCGCATACTTCGCTACTACAAACAACAACATCCGCCCATGCGTATCCTCGGGGCAACAGGAACAAATTTTAGATTCAAGGGAACCGAAATCTTTGGTAATTCTTGCTTCTTCAAAAAACAAGTTGGAAACATTACAACAGAACAGCTTATCAAAGATAATTATCTAATCAATCCACAATTTGAAATCGATCCGAATCTTATTATTGACTTTACAAAAGTTAAGATTAAAAAAAATGGATTATTTGACCCCAAAGGCTTGGAACTGGTTGTTAGTGAAAACGCCCGCTTAACAGAGCTTATTTGTAAACAAATTATTTATATCGTTAAAACCCAGTCTAGATATGGGGTTTTTATCTTTGCTACTACCAAAAAACATGCGTTTGAAATATTATCTCATCTGCCAAAGGAAGAGTCCGCAATAATACTAGGGGAAACACCGCAAGATGAACGCACGGAAATTTTGGAAAAAGCGCGTAAGGGAAAAATTAAATACTTGGTCAATATCGCCATTATTAGTGTGGGGGTCGATGTTCCTGCTTATGATACAATTGCATATTTGCGTCCAACAGAAAGTCTCGTACTGCTCGTACAAACAATGGGAAGAGCCTTGCGTCTTTCCCCTAGCACTAATAAAAAAAACGCATTAGTGCTAGATTTTGCAGGAAATATTGAACGCCATCGGGATTGGGATAACCCAATATTGCTTGATGCTGTCAAAAAATCTTTAGATGAAAATAAACCCCTTGTAATTGAATGTCCTTGCTGTCGGGAATTGAATACTGAATCAGCCCGTAGGTGCGTAGGGATTAATAGCAATAAACGCTGCGATTACTATTTTGAATTTAAAGAATGTCCTGATGAAAAATGTAAAACAAAAAATGATATTGCAGTGCGTCATTGCAGAGTATGTGGAATCGAAATTATTGACCCCAATGCTAGATTGAAATTACCTCACGAAAGCTCAGTACAAAAAGAGATGGAAGTTATTAATGCAAAATATGGAATCTCAGAAACTAGAACTGGATTTAAAATAAATTGTTTATATAGATGTAAAGACGATGGGGGTAAAATTTCCTCTTATTATGAAAGTTATACACCCATAAACGACAAAGCCAAGCATGTTTTTTACGGCCAATTTATTAAAAAACATTGCGATAAACCAAGTGAATGGTATCCTTTTATAAGCACACGTTCCAAAATGGAACATATGCTAGAAACAATAAAAACTCCAACTCATTTATTGCTACATCACGAAGATGGCGGCTACAAAATTAAAAAGAAAATTTTTCAATCACAACAGGGAACGTTATGAAATTTGATATAAATATTTGGAATAAGTATCGTAAGCAGGCAAAAATCATTGGCGATTACATTCAATCTTTTAAAGATAAAAAAGGCCATATTACTATGGAGCCAAATCAATTAGAACTGTGTATTAGACAAATAACGGATATTTTAAATGAATGTTCAACTTACATGGATAAATGTGGTATTACAGCATCAATTACTCCATGGATGTATGATCCAGAAAACCCGGAAACTCAACCCTCTAGTATTGCTTTTTTACATAAAGATAAAATGCCAAAATCAGTGATTGCGGCATACGGCAGAGGATTCATGTCTAAACCTGTAAAAGAGAGCAAATTTTATTAGTATTTATGGCCTATATTATGAAGCGTGCTCAATCCAGGAGTCTTAACTTTATTGCGACATATAGGCCTCCATTTTTAGATTAAAGATAGGGAAAAAAATGAGTGAAGATTTTGTAAATAAAATAGAGCCACTTCTCGATAGTGTTGATAGTGAGACCAGGGCTATATTAGTTAATATAATTTGTTTTAAAATGACCAGCAATTATAAATTGCAGATAGATAAGTGGTTAGACAATTTTGATTTTGATTCTCCTGTGGATCAATTACTGGCTGGTATATTTGGCAAATTTATTGTTGATTTTATTGAGGAGCTTTCTATTTTGGAGAAAAACTTTTCAGATATGACAAAAAATAAAATTTTCTCGGAAATTAAAATTATCGCAGTAAAAATATTAAACAATGTAATTGATAGTATGGATGAAGCGGAAGAAAAGCATAAAAATAGATATAGTTAGGAGTCCATAAATGCCTTGTCAAGTAAATATTAGCCCCTCAGAAGAGGCGAATCACTTTGAAGTATTATTATGCAGGGCTTGCAAATATTTAAACAAAGAACAAATAGATTCTTTAAAAAATCCAGGATCAGGAATTTATGATGGATTAATGTGGTATAGCAATCATTTGACTAATGATTACTGTCAAAGATGCTGGAATATTGATGTATTAAGCATTGATGATGAAACTACAGAATTAGAAAAAAGGGAAATATTAAAAGAGTTGAATCGCATCGGGTATGATTTAAAAATTTGGCCGGGATCCATCGAATTGATACGTCTTTAAAGAGTGGTTGCGATTGTCTGAGAGGATAGAGAAATTCATTGTGAAGATTGAGATTATTCTGGTTAATGTAATCAATAAGTCTGATTATGGTGATAACCAGACTTATTAATTTAAGATGTCTTGATTTCAAGATGTCTTTATTCCTTGATGTAATTATTCAGCATTTCGAGAATAACCTCGCGAAGGTTTTTATCTTCTCTTAATAATTTAATTTTGACTTTTTTATAAAGGGGAGTGGGAATGCGAAGAGGATATTGTTTCGTTTCTTTATTTGAAGAAAGCATTTCCATTCTTGCATTATTGGATTCTCTAATATTAATAATTCCTGAATCAATCTTAGCCATTTAATTTCTCCTCCAGCTCATTAACAATAGCAATTATTTCTAAATATGCCTCTGTAAGCATGTCACAAACTGTGCGACCTTCTTGGATTGCCTTCGCATATTCTACACGCTGATAAGTTGAGGATAAAAATATAGGCAAGTCGTAAATATTTAATTGAGATGCTAGCTCTTGGCTTAATAGGGTACCCTTAATTCTTCGGCTCAGAACAAATGCAGCTTTAAGTTTGCCTTCTGTAAGTTCTTGCCTATGCTTAACCAGTCGAACTAAATCCTCCGTAGCCCAAACATCATATAAAGATGGCTGTACCGGGATTAGTACCATATCTGAAGCTTTAATAGCAGATACAGTTAATGGGGATATTCTAGGTATGCCGTCGATAATAATGCGATCATACATTTCTTTGAATTTAAGGACGTCTTTATCAAGAGTTGTTACAGGCAAACAAGTGAGGTCTAATAATTCTCCCCCTGATTCCTCATGCCAACGCAATGCTGAGCCCTGTGCATCAGAATCAACAAGAAGAGTTTTAAATTTACGCTTGGTATATTCACGAGCTATATTAACTGCTAGTGTCGTTTTGCCGGTACCACCCTTTTGATTCAGTATTGATATGATCATGTTTGACTCCCTGTGTTTTAAAAACAGGGAATCTTGATGTCTTGATGTCTTGATGTCAAGAAATATATTTTAATCTTCATGCTCATCAGGCTTGTATTTCTTAGGTTTTTTAAAAGATTTCTTAAAATTATCCTTTTGTATTTTTTCAGGGAACATAATATCTGACATGTATTCTATTGCCCTCAAAATGCTATCAACTTTATTTTCAATGCGTTTGAACTCGTTATAAATTTTGCTTTGATTATCTAAAGAAATACCATCTACAGGATCATATTTATCTTTCTTTATAGCTATCAACGTTTCAGCACTAATAGCAAATACACTCATTATCTCTAAATCTGATATTTTCTTTTTTATGTGCAATTGTATTTTTTTTAAATCGTCTAAACCCGGCATTTGGTTTTGATTTCCTTTATTTTGAATAAGACGCCATTTTGAAGGAATTATTTTTGATTCAAATTTTCTAGGTTTCCAACTATCTAATGTAACCGGCTCATCATCAAAATCCATTTCATCATTTTCTAATTCGGTAATGTTAAATTTAAAATCTTCTTTCATTTACACTTTCCCTTTTATTTAAATATGCAAGAATGACAGCCTTAGCAGCATCTTTTCCCCATACAGCCACAGCCATATAACCCCTGGCCGTCTTCCTTTCTAAAAACTTTTCTTGTTCAGGTGATAGTTTCCCTTTCCCTACCTTCAATTCAAGCCATAATCCAGCTTTATTATCATGGGATATAGGTATAGCAAGAAAAAAATCTGCAACCCCTTTTTTTACTCCCATTCTTTTTAAGGTTCTTCCCTCATTTATAGAACAACGCCTTTCATTAGCAAAGTGGTGTAAATCATCTGCGAATTCAGGAAATTCATGATGAAACCAATTAACCAAATTTATATGATCAATTTGTTCTGGCGATAAGGGCATTTTCCAGCTCTTTGATTTTTTCTCTTAGTTCCGTAAGAGACACATGGATAGCTCTATTTTCATCTATTTGTTGATGATAGTGTTGCCAAATCAATTCAAATCGTTCTTTATCAGTCATTTTCCTTCCCTTATCATCAAAGCAACATCCTTTGCTCTAGTGCCAACTTGACTAGCCCATTTACTATTCAAAGCCTCTTGAGCGGCTTTTGTATAATCTAAATCCTCTAAAGCCATGATCATATTCTTGAAGCCAAGTAACTTGTGAATGCCCAGATTAAAGTTCATATTTATAAGTGCATTTTTTACTCCAGTAGGTTGTTTATTATACCAATTAAAGTTTTCTAAAGATCTTATAGCTTGTTGTAAATCATTTTGGAACATAAGTTCTGCTTCATTTAATCTTATTCCATTTTCTAAGTTTCTTCCCCAGCCTATTGTTAAATGCCCATTTGTATCAACGTAGGAATTTAAATCTAACCCTTCACATGTTTTAATCCATTGCTGCAAATCTTGCATAACAAAAATCTCCCTGACATGAGCTAACAAGTAATTGTTTGATTTTAGTGAACAGAAAGGTCTGTGCGGCTTCTGACATCATGTCACTTCCGCACAGATTAAAACTACTAGCTATCCTTAGCCTTTGCATCTACAACGCTTACGCAGGAGTCAATACACGATAACGAACATACAAAGTAGCTGTACTATCGCCTGTTGCAAAGTCTGCTGTTTGGTTAGAGAGGAAAACAGCGGTATTTAAAGAAGCTGATTTCAATACGCTTAAGCTTCCTTGTATTCCTCCATTAGATAAAAATGAACTCGCAGCTACTCCATTTAAAGATGCAGCAGCTAAAGTTCCAGAGGCTACGGGGCCAGCACCATGTACGGTATTTCCGTATTGTGCAGCCAAAACACCACCCGCAGTAAATTGAGTTGTACCGTATGCTATATCCCAAAGAATACTATCTATGATAATTAGCTTACCAGCTCCCGGAGCGGCAACTAATTGGACAGGGGTATCATATAAAGCTTTGATTTGCGCTGCAGTTAAAGAAACAGTTGCTTGAGCTGCTACATCTAAGGCAATATTAGCAAAATCAACAGTATTGGCAGCAATTTTGGAACCCGTAATAGCGCCGGCTCCAATAGTGATGACACCAGTATTACTCATAGTTGCGTCACCTGACATTGCTACGCCTGTAGCAATATTTGAGGCATTTCCTACGAAAATATCTCCAGAAGGCAAAGTATTAGAAAGGTTCCCATTGTCTGCCAGGGCTACAAAAGATTGTGTCGAAGCATCGAATGTGAAGAAACCAATTTGAGCTGTTGCGTAATAAATTAAAACTAAATCTTCTAGTTCCCATTGCCATACACCGTTATTTAGCAACTCCACATTATCTGATTCATTTGTCCAGTAATCTGTACCTGTTATTGTTCCTAAATCCGCCGTTGTCACAATGCCCACGATGTTTGGAAAGAGGTTAAATTCTCTCTTGATCGAAGTGATAGTCGCTGTCTGTGCCATTTAATTATCTCCTTATAATAATGACTAATTATCTAACTTTTCTACGTCTCATTTTGTCCAGATTATCGATACCTAAAAATCCTTCCTTTTCGATCATTGGATCAGTATCTTTTAATTGATTGTCGCGGGCAGCTTTAGCGCGATCTATTTCTTCATTATAACCCGGCTTTACTTTCCTGTCTGCGCCATCTTTATCTTGGCGATTAACAGGTGCGTTTTCGTAAGCCATATTTATCTCCTTTTATCTTTTGACTTTTTAGAAGATTGTCGCGCTTCAGAATAGGCGATGGCTACTGCTTGTTTTTGTGGTTTGCCAGAATTCATTTCACGCTCTACATTCTCAGAAAAGCCTTTTTTTGTGCGAGCTTTCGCACCATGATTCAAAGGCATAATAATCTCCTAATATCGGCATTCTTTTTTAGCCTTTTTATCCATTTTTCGATCCATTTTTCGATCCATTTTTTTGTCCATTTTCTTTTCCATCTTATCAAGCATTTTTTTATCTTCTCTACGATCCATTTTCTTTTCTTTAGAAGCCATGATAATTTCCTTATTGGTTTGTAATGGTAAAGGTTTTAACTGGAGTCGTATCTACAACTTTAGATTTTGTTAAAAGCAAGTTTTCTATCTTTGAAATTAACAATTTCAATTCATGTTCAATTGCTGCCACAATTTCCGGTTCGTCATTAACAAGTTGTTGTTCAGCAACGGAAAGAAAATGATTAATTAATGCACTAAGTAAAATATTCATTTTTTACCCCTGAGAACTTTATCTGCTTTCGCATCAATTTTTGCTTTTGAGGAAGAAGATAATTTTCCTTTGTGCTCCATCTCAGAAGCTCTAGCCTTGGCATTTCTTGCATGAGCCTTATTTTCCATGGGATATTTTCTTTCCCCTGGAAGTCCAAAATCTTTTTTAGGTATTGCTTTCCTGGCCTTCGTTGTTAGCTTCGACATTTCCCTGTTCTCCGGCTAGTTCTGAGGATGAATTTATAGATTTTTGATGTTTTTCAATCATCATGTCACAGGCATAAATAGCGCCTATTAACTGATTAAGATTATTTTGAGCAAAATCTCGTTGTTGGATAAATTGTGCTCGTTGTTGATTCAATTGTTCCAGTAATGCTTCTGACATCTTTACTCCCTATTATTGTTTAAAAATAATCTTAACACATTAATCTCATCACGCAAGAATATACGTTTTTCTATACTTAACGAACTCTTCTCGCATATATCCCACCAAACCCGCTACAGGTATTTGTTGCAAAAGATGCTAAAACAGATAAGTAGATAGTTGTAGTCGATGCTAAAGAAAATCTTAATGCTGGTGCATCAAAAGCAGGTAATGAAACTGTAAAAATGGTTGGCCCCGTAGGATAGACTTGTTGGGAAAATAGAGAAGGATCTGGTGATGTTGCACTAGTGGTGCTAATCCATCCCCTTCCAGCAAAAAAGGTTGTTAATACATTTCCAGTAAATCCGACATTACCCCATACATCCCAGTCGCCGGCAGTTAATGAAATCGAAGTTATATTGGCCGCAGTCCCGTTACTCAATGAGACAGGAGAGCCGCTACCAATAACACTAGTAACAAACTCGCCAACACTTCCTGCCGCAGCATTATCATTTGTAGTTGTTCCTATAATTCCTGAAGTTGAACTAAACGCTATGCTCGGAACAGTGTTTATAGCTTGTCCGGTCATAAGTATCGTACCGCTAGCATCAGGAAAAGTTAAATTATTTGTCGTATTTGTATTTGAGAATAAAAAATTTGTTCTATGTTGTGGCATCCCACCGCTTGCTGTCCCGTTATAGATAGCAAATGGTGTTGAAGTGTTATTGCTTACTATTCCAACGGTTCCTTCGGCTTTTGCGAATAAAAGTAGCCCAATATCAGTATCAGATCCTGCACTTCCAATCTGCGGAGCATGTCCCGATATTGAGTTTCCAGAAATAATATAATTTACTGCACTTGCTACACTGGTAAAACCGTGAATATGCGTAGCAGCGGCGCTATTAACAAAATCTATTATCGGAGTAGTGATAGTTGGACTGGTTTGCAGAACTGGTATGCCTGTCCCGGTTCCGGTAACCCAAGCGGGTAAAGAACTGGAGCCTGCCGAAGTGAGGATTTGGCCTGAAGTGCCTGCTGCTACTTGCTGCAAAGCACCCGTAGAAGTCGTTCCTCCTGCAAGCAAAGTATATGCTGTTAATGCAGTTTGTCCCGTACCTCCCTGTGATACCGTCACGGGTATTATTAACTCGCCTTCATTATAAGAAGAGTTCCAACTAGACGCACCTGTTCCAGAGGTAGAAATCACGGTGAATCTGGCGGAGGTTCCAGCAGATACAACACTAATTGTATTAGCTCCTGACGATTGAACTGTTAAAGCTCCAGAAGAAAGGTTAACTACCAAAAATGATTGACCTAAAACCAATGTTGAAACTACAGGTAAAACTACTGTTTGTGTAGTGGCACCAGTAAAATATTGTTGCGCTGCACTAGCAACTGTAAGTGTAGTTGTGCCCGCGGCGGTTGCTGTAGTGGCATATCCCTCTATAAAGGAATTAGCCGATAAGTTCTTATTAGCATCCCATCCAGCCCATGCTGTTGCCGTGGGCGCCGTAGTAACAGAATTAAATCCAGTCCCACCGGAAGATACTGATAAAGGGATAGAAGTAAGTGTCATGCCTGCAAAAGTAGGGGTGCTTCCTGTTGCTATATCCTGGGGCAAACTAAGAGTCACGGCTCCGGTCGCCGCAGACGCTATAACTTGATTAGTTGTACCCGTAATTGAAGTAACACCTGCTCCAAAAGAAGAATCAACATATGCTTTATTTGCGATATCTGTAGGATTCACAGGAGCAGCAATAACTTGCCCTGAGGTTAAAGCAGCAGTTGAAGAAGTGATTGTAGCTGAGGGAATAGTTAATCCCGTTGGCAACGTGGTACTTAAAGATGGAAATCCTATTCCGCTTGTAATTAAAACTGCATTATTAGCTGAATTTGTAGGAGATACTGCCGTTCCATTAGCTGCATAAAATGCAATAGAATTAGCCGTACCTGGATTTACTGTACCAGTGCCACTCCCAGAGAGCTCAACCCACATTGAAACCAACACATCATAATATTCATATACCAAATCATCCGTATTGAATCTAAGACGTCCATTTATTTCAGAACTTGGTACAGGTCTATCAGCAGTTGATCCAGGAGCTAAAAAAGTCCAAGGATTGTTAAAAAGTACATTACCTCCGGCCAATAGTCCGGGTGTCTTTTCGTCGGGCGCTAAATCCCCGCCAGCAGTCATTTGACTGAATTTTAATGTATTGATTACCATCACGAATCCTTGTGATTAGTTAACTCCTATTTAACTACATAGTTTGTAATTTCCGTAATGAAACACCGCAATATGCAGTATCGTCAGGAGTAATAAAATAAATAATATCCCCTCCACTAACATATCTTTTCTTTGGCTTAAATTCACAATAACTTTGGCTTCCAGTTGCTCCAGGAGTAGGATATTCAGGAGGAACATTTCTACTAACATAAATATTAGCATTACAGGCATATTCAAAATATGCCTGATATTGTTCCGTTGGAGAGCCTGGGACAGTAATGTTTTGTTCAGATGCAGTAGACAATGCGATTTGAAAACAAGTATCACTAAAAGGCATTGTTTCTATATAATTAGCATTCCATGCAATCGTCATTTTTAAATCTCCTTATTCGAATCGTATCATTTTTTGTGCTAAGAATGTTGGTTGCACGTTATTATGTGCGCCATCGCCGCCTCGTGAACCTGTTGTTAATGCAGCACTAACACTAGTACCAGCCGATGATGCGCCACCTGTTCCGCCCGTAATAAATGCTGTTGAAGGTGCTAGGGGTGGATGGGTATGCGCTGGCATCTCAGCGATTGTTAGTGTATGAGTTGCCTCACCACCAGAAGATCCCACCCCTTTGGTTGTTGAAAAAAGAGTACCACCAGAGCCTGCAAGTACGGCTCCGGCAAGCGATGGTAAATTAAATGTAGTAGAGCCGTCACCATTTCCCACAGTAAAGAATCTTAGCTGATTAGCGCCTGTAACTGTCGCATTTGCGCTCAAAGTAATTGTATTCGTTGAAATAGTAATAATAGTAGTGCCATTGGGAATCCCATTACCTTCAACTGGAAGTCCCACCGCATATAGAGCACCATTTGCAACATTAAATGTAGGTGTTCCCATCGTTAGAGTGACTGTTTCCAAATTAGTCAAAGTCGAAAACAATTGATTATATGTAAATCTTGATTTAGTAGCCCCGTTACATAGGAAATAATGAGCTGGAGTTCCAAAACCAAAATAATCTATTACCATTCCTACGGGGACAATGGGGTAAGCATCATGGTAGGTTTGGTCGATCTGGCGCTGAATAGTTGATTGCTCATAAGGATAAGTAATGGCAACGTCACCCGAAATCAATTGCACACTTGTCAATGTGACATTAGCATTATTTGGCAATGTTAACTGATATTCAATATATGCACCGGGCGGGAAATCTGTATTAACTGATGCTCCTATTTCCCCAACTCCTTCATAAACATTAAATGTTTCAGTCAATGATGTAGTGTTTAGTACAGTAGTAAGGCTATTTCCTTGGGAGTCAACTAGAATAGCAGAAATATTCTGCGGCGCATTACCGGACAAAGCTGTGATAGAAGATGAAACAAAGGTATTTGACCACAGCACCCCGTTTTGCTCGAATCTTTGACTTAAATAAACATTTGTCCAGCTTCCACTTAGTTGAATCTGTAAAGCGTAGGAGGCGTTTGTAGGGTCTTCTACTGAGCTATTTAATAAAACTTGGGTTAAAGTAACATTCCCTGACCCCGTCAAATTCAAAAACCAATCCGGAGCAATCTTTATAACTTGGCTGCTAATGCTATTCAGCGTCAAAGGACTAGTGAAATTAATGAGTGCAAATTGCGGATTACTTATTTGGTTATCAGTAGAGAAAGAAGTATCATCAACAGGAATATCACCACCCACACCAGGAACATAGTTTTCAACCAAATATATAAGTGGATCGGCCTGTGTATCTCCTTGTCTGAATTCAAGTCTATAAACCACATCAGGATCAAAATAAATGTTATTGGGAAGAGTTCCATTTGCTAAAAACCTTATGGGGTTAGTCCAAGCTACATTTCCGAAAGGATCTTGCCATACTGTTAAAGGAGAATATGGGATTTCATTGTCTAATATAAATAGGTAAAAAGTGTCGTCAAAAGCATGAGCTGTTAGGTCAACTTCGAACCAAATTGGATTGCTTCCTCTGATAAATGTCATGCTTATATCCTTATATGCTTGTTTTTTTGTCATACATGCAATATAATAATCTTTTTAGGAGAATATTATGTTTGCAGCACTTTTTATATTTTATCTTATATGGGCAATTCCAGCCTGGTTTAATGCATGTGAAGAATTGAATGACATAAAAGAAGCTGAACATTATGGTTATGATTATTTTTAATCCACAATATTTTCTATAGCCTTTGTCATTACTCCACGTCCTTTTCTTGTTCCCAATCCCAATGCAGCTAATCCTGTAGTTGGTATGCCTAATTTTTTTAATATTGGCCAAGCCTTCTCTTTAAACTTCATATATTTTGCATAGTCTTCAATACCGCCTCTTAATAAATCCGCTTCCGCATTATGACCGGTGCTTCTTAATGCTTGTTCCATCTCATGTAAGATTGCTTGCTTTAGCTCCTGAGCTTTGGGAGCCAAAAGCCTTTCCGAGGCAAGGGGAGATTTCACTAGGTCTCTTGCATGTTTCCCGACTTGAGATTGCAGGGCAAAAGCCGGGCTATACTCTCCATTAATTATTCCTTGTATCATTTCGCCAGTAGCACGGGTTCGTGGTAAAAAAGGTGACACTTCTTGTAACAAAGGAATATTCATTTGGAAATTATTTATTCCCCGCTGATTAATTAATTCCTCAGCTTCTCTTAATTGACGAGCCGCACCTCTTTGAGTAACGGGGAATCTTCTTAAACCCGATCTAGCTAAACCTGTTATACCAGCAATTTCCGGCGAATGTTCTATTCCTTTCTGAATAATTTTATCCATTAAACTTCCTTCTCCAATCTGCCCAAAAGCCTCGGCATAGGAAGATAAGTCATTAGGTAAATAATCTGAAATGTTTAAGTTTTTTTCCTTTCTCCCCATAGCTTCTTTAAGTTCCTTTGGTAACAAATCTTTCGTATTAATATCGTTTCCAAAAGATTGTATTGAATTCTCAAAACCTCGAACTACATCATGGGGAAGGTTATGTAAATTCCTACCTGCGTGCGCCAATCCAATAGCTATATTTCTGGGTAGTTTTTTCAGAAATCCTTCTGGTTCAGGCATATTATCTAAATATGCGCCTTCATCTATTTCTTCCTCAATGGGCATTAATTGACTTTGATTAAAGCCATTTTGTTCTTCAATGGGTCTAAGCAATGACATATCAAATTTAGATTTAGCCATGACTCCACCCCTTGGGTAAATGTTTGGCATTCTCTTCGGTAGTTTCGAATCTCTTACCATTTGGATCAATGACTATCACTGAACCATTTTCTTTTTTTGGAGGCAATCCTTCATTTTTGTGCTCTTCATACTTAGCTTGCAATTCTGGATTGTAGAATAGTTTCTGAGTAGCAGGAGTACCTTTTCTAGCTTTATGCCTCGCATCAGATAACTCCTTTTGATATCTCATACCAGCCTTTAATTGCGCGCTAGCAGGTATCTGATATTGTTTTATCAATTTTTTTACTAGTATCGGAATATCTTGTGCATCTAAAGATTCTTTAAGCATGTTATATGTTCTATTTGTTCTTCCTGCCTTCAAAGTGGATGCTTCGTTAACTGTAGCGGCCGCTAGCATTTTTTCGGCTAAAAGGAAATCATCAAATAATTTGCGAGCTTGAGGATCGGTTTTATAGTTTATTGCTGCATTTTCTAATCTGGAAATAGAACCTTCTCCTGAGAAAGGGGCAGCCCCTTTATAAACTAATGGATAAAGTGTATTAAATAAAATATTACCTTCTTCTGATTCCCTTTCTTTTGCGGTCAAAGGGATTTCTTTCCCTAGTGGCGTCCCGCTTTCAGGATCAAAGAATTCTTTTTCCCCAGGCTTTAGGCCTTGTTTAGTTCTCTCGCGTAAATCTCTAAGATCTTTACGAGCCGATAAAGTTGATTCATATGCAGCTAATGCATTTTGATAAACTGGAGAATTGTCTCCTACTTCTTTGCGTAAAATTTCTAAGTCGGCCGCATCTCTAGCCGCTCCATGTAATGTATGCCCACTTCCGGCAGCCGGATCCACTCCATAATGTTTTTTAAACCAGCTACGTAGAAGAGGATTTTTCTTAATTGCTTCCATATCTATGCCATTAGAATTTTTAACCTGTTCCTGTGGCAAATCGGTAATTAAAGTAGGCAATTCTTCAGTAGGATTGCTGGAAGGTGCTTGCGTTATTGATGGTAAAAATGATTCTGGGACATTATTTGGCATTTGTCCCGCATCTTCCTGTCCTGTTGGGTTACTACCAAAAGCTTGTATCATCGATTGAAGTTGTTCTAACTCATAATTCGGATCGTTAGAATGCTGCAATTTCAATAATTGCTGTTCTAATATTTGTCTATTTATATCGGAATTAGCACCTGCACGTGCTGAAGCTTGTTTTCTTAATTCCATATTTTGTGCGAATTGTTCTGCTTGCTGTTTTAATTTTTCACGCTCAAGAACAGGCTGCATTAAACGTGAAAACAATGTCGATCCAGTATCTATCCCTTTCAATAAAGGATTTTGAAGTTCTGTATAATTCGGGATATTCAAGGCCATTTATGTTCTCCCAGGATTATAACTGCCGGTAGGAGACCAGCCAAAATTCTGGGACAACCCTGCTCCAAGAGCACTACCTATAGGCCCTCCAAATATACCGGCACCCAGACCAAGCAAAGTTTGAAATAATCCTCCAGGCGCATTTTGTTTATTAAATGCTAATTGAGAAGAATTTTCGCCCATTTGATTTGCATTGGTAGATTGCTGAGAGGCAGCACTGGAACCTTTGCCGTAAATGTCTTGTCCTATCCCAATTCCTGCAAGATATTTTTTCATTATATCGTCAAGATATTGCTGTCTATCGCGAGCCACAATTCCAGAAGTGCCAGATTGAATAGCCTGCAATGCTGGCGATGAGCCTCCTAGCCCCATAGCTTGAGCGGCATTAAGTCCATGCTGGCTTGCCATTGCTTCATTTTGTTTTGCTAAATCGCTTTCTTTATAACCTGTTGACCATTCATCCTGAAGTGCCGTAGGATTTAAAAGCTTATTCATTGCATCAGAATATTGAGGAAAAACTGACTGACCATTTTTATTGTATGGTTCTAAATAACGTTGGCTTTGCTCATAATATTTTCTCAGCTCCTCTTGAGCTTTATCATAACCCTTTCCAGGATTAAAAATACTGTCTAGGAATCCCATGCTGCCATCTCCTTATGGATAAGCTGTCGTTGTAAATTTAACCAACGAGCCGCCTTGTACTCCAACATATTCGTCTAAATCTGTATCATATAGAATCATACCATTTTCTAAGAACCCATCAGAAAATAATGCTGCGATTTCCGCGGATGTATATCCTCTTGCTTCTAAAAGATTAAAATAGTTTTGGATATCTTGAATATTTTCATTAAGAACATTTACTAAAACTGCAAGCCAGGAAGCAAAAGGAGGCTCAAATACGTCACTTAGAATCGGTGAGGCATCAATTCTATCTAAGAATATTGTAGACATTAGTTAGCCCCTCCGCTAGCTCTTCGCGTATTACGTACAGCACCTAAAATTACAATCGGTGCAGAGCTAACACAAACCAATTTGTAACATCGGTTTCGACTGATTGCGAGTTCATACCAACGCATGCGCCATCTGTATTCGCCTAAAGGGCTAAATTCTCGCAAATCTGCACTGAGAAACGAAACGCCGCCATCATCAGAATAATACAGCTCAATATGCGGCTTAAATAGGGCATTATAATGATTATCATCAAAAGTGGGAGTATTTGAACCCTCTGCAATAAGGAACTTGTCGTCTTCGCTGACCAGATAGATAGGAGAAGGTGGGACGAGTCCATCATCAACTTCATCGATGATAAAAGTAGTGTTAAGGAAAGGCGCATTACTTCGATAAAAGGTTTGGTCACCAAACACAAAATCGATTTCAACATAATCGTCTATGAATTCCGAGTAATCTTCATTAAAAATTTGAGGTGTAACAAGCTCGTAACGCATAGGGAATTTTAAAAATGCATCAAGGGCTTGCGTATCAGGTTGTGCAGGATTTCTGAGCTCATTATAGTATAAATTTCCTGCCATTTCATAGATAGCTGGGTCACCTTGTACTGTAACTAAATGTTTATTGCTGAAATAAATGTGTTTTTGTATTCTGCATCGACTGCCATTTAGTTCAATTACTCTTCCCCATGTTTTAGTGTCGAAATTATATTCAATGGAGTTAGCGAATGTGGTTGGATCAAGGAGCTCTGTAGCGTCAAAAACTCCTGCTGAAACTCTATAGAAAATTGTGTTTTCATATTGATAGAGAAAACCATCTGTAGTCTCTCTTAGGAAAGGGCTTAGACCCGTGTCTGTATTAGATGCATTCTGTAAAAGAATATTAATAGCCTGTGTTGAAATCGGTACAGGCTGGCCACCGTCCGATGCCATAAATGTAACGAGGCCGCTAGTATTTTTCCCTAACCAAACCATTCGACCAAAATCCACAGATAAACTTAAAGGGTCGGCCATCCCATAATCCCAGTTATAGGATGTATTTATTTTCCATGGAAATTCGCGAATTACTCCAGCAACTTCAATTTGCGTAGGAATATTTGCCCAAATATCGGTTGTAAAATCGGTGAAAATATACAGCTGTGAATGCAGGACAGCATAAGACCGTATTACACCTGATGAGCTAAAAAATAAAGGAAAACCAGAACCGCCATCTGGTATAGTAAAGATTTTTGAAGGATCAACCGGAGGAGAGCTACCTAAGTTTATTTGCGTTAAATAATTTAAGTTTGTTCCCATTTGGTTCACAACAAATCTGCTACCAAAGGCGGCTACATACTGAGGCTTTGTTGGGGCATTAGTATCAGTACAAACAGTCATTGTCACTGTTGTATCAATTTCAGTTATAATGTATATATTTATTCCGGTTGTTAGCAACGCATAAATTGCATTACCGACAGGCAAATAAGCAAACCATAACTCGCCCGTGAGCGAAATGCTTCCTAATATTTGTGCGTTAAAGAACGGATCATAAGCAATTACCTGGGTTCCTTCTACTACATACAAATAATTAATAGTTCTGAAGATATCTCGCGGCTCTGTATTAAATACAAGCCGATTTTCATTAAGATATCGCACATGTTTTCTGCCCATGGCGGGATATAAAGCTTGTTGCTTTTTTCCTGTCTCTACTTTTATTCCATACCAATTCGCGCAGTCCATAGAGCCGAATTGTGTAAAGCGCTGCACATCGTAATGGCAAAAAATTGGAAGCGGTTGAATAGCCATCAAATACCCGCCCTGACGCGCCAAGCGCCATTTAATAAAGATTGTTCATCGCCGGTTATTGATAAGTTAACCTCTGAAGTTGAAACCATAATGTCGTAAGCTTCCATATACATTTGCTCTAGCTTTTGTGTCCATGCATCAGCGCGTCCTTTGTACATACAAACATCTCGCGCACATGCAAATAATAAATATCTTATATAATATTGAGGCAAATTGGATAAATCAGAGTCTTTTGTATATGCCGACAATTGCAATTTGCATCGAGCGAAAAATTCAAAGAATTGGCTTGGTGCTGGATATAGCTGTATATCTATCCATTCGGTGTCAGGAAATACAATCGCAAAACGCGGAAGCCCTTTTAAGGGCTCATATTTCCATGCTGCAAGAAAATCATCGCGTGATTTATCTATAAGCGGATATGTAACACCAGAAAGCTCCAGCCACGCATTATCAAGATTCGCAATCCTACCCTGTTTTATAAAAACAATGCCAGGTATTACTATTGGCTGGGTAAAAGTAAGAGTAGAACTCCCGGTAATAGTCGAGTCGTTTGTCAGAGTTATAAGATTCCCGTCTATTGATAAAATCTCAGTCAAAGCTGGAATTCCATTGCCTGTAACAGTATCTCCGATTTTATAAAGGGTTCCATCGAGCACGGTAAAAGATGGTGAATTTAACGTGAGAATCACCAGTTCACGCATAACCGTGTCAGTTGGATAGTCATTGCTAACAAATCTGATAGTGTGGTCACCGTTATTAATTGGGCACGTTACAGTCTTAGCAATAGTGAGCATTTGCCCATTGCCAGCATAAGATTGCATAAGCTGATTAAAGACTTGCAAGCAAAGTTTTTCATCATCCCCGTGTAATGGAACCGTAGGATTGGAAGCGCTGATTAGGCGATACATTTGAAATGCGAAGTCTCTGAACGTGTAAGGCATTATCCCTCCGTTTTTTTACGGGGCTTCTTAGTTTGTGCTTCTTCTTTTGTGCTAAACCAATCATCACTGCTGGTATATGTAAGGAATTCATCATAGGAATTAATAAGTTTTCTTCGTCCATCATTGGAATATATATATGCTCTAAAACCTTTTTTTGGTACTTTTCTGTCTAAATAAGTTACTAACTCTATTGGTTCTTCAACATGCATCTTTAACCCCTTTGTAAAAAAGGCACCCACAGCTAAGAGGGTGCCTAACATCTTTAGGACATAATCATCACAGCAAACTCAGGGTTAATTGCTACCCCGCAGATAACGTCGATACGATCTAATTGTTCATAGTTACGAATGTCCGCACCCAATGAGTAGGTCATTGCTAGTTTGTACAGGTCAGAGTATCTAGTAACTGCTTCAACACCGCCTCTCAGTTCCTTGATAGGAGGAGCTGCGAAAACCACTGCTTGAGTGTGATAAGCCAATGAAACATTATGATCAGCATAGAGCAGCATTTGTGCGCCGTTAGGTATTGCCGCAGAAATGTTTTGTCTTGCGCCATCCACAATGATTGTTGGATTAACAGGTATGATTGCTGTTGAACCATCAGTTGAAATTACCTGGGCGGTCACTACAAATTGCGCAGGTGCTTCATAAATAGGTTCATAAGTAAGCGGATTAACCATGTAGACGCCAGCATCTGGGTCAACTTGGATAATATCTCCCTTATTGAATACTATTGCGCCGGGAGCTTGCCCTAGGCCTGTTACAGAAATGGTATTGCCGCTAGTTATAGGGCCACCGGTGACGGTTCCTGCTAATAACATACCAGCCGGAGGAGTTCCGCCCGCTTCACCTAGACCCGCAATTTGGCGATGCAAAAAGTTAGTCTTAAAAAAATCAAAGCCAGATAAGTGGCCTATAAATCCATCAATCAACGCACCGGTATTTACAGTATTGTTGAAAACGTTATATAGGTTGTTATTAAGACTTGCGGATACACGCGGAGGCGTACCACAATAGCGTTTACCGTCTTCAGGTATGCCTAACTGTGTCATTAGCGCATCGGCTTGAAGAATGGTGTTGAAGTCTACGGGAACACCAGGGGTACCAACTGATTGATAAACTTCTGTCTGAAATGAATCAGCAATAAAGTTTTCGACCAAGTTTGCCAAACGTTTAGCACGTGGAGCATTTGCCATTTCCAAATAAGGTTCATCACGCGCACGATCGAATGTTAGGTTAAAACCCGTATATTCAATCATGGTGCGGAATTGTTTAGTAATGGAAAGAGGTCTAATAATCTGTACGCGAGCTTCTGCGGTCGCTGTTGCACCTTCACCGGCTAGATATCTTTCTTCTAAACGGTAATCAATGGTTTGACCGGTTGCGAAACGTAGGTTTTTGAAGTCGCCTTCAAGGTTTCTATTGGCTGTCCTGGCAAACGCTAATGAGTTCCAAAATCGAACGAACACGTCATCCAGGACATACTGGGTTTCTCTAAATATATTAGCCATTGTTCTATCTCCCTGACGAACAAATGTTTATTAATTACTCAAGCTTCTTGCTTAAGTTCCTAACTACCATTTGTCCGGCGGGAGACAGTTGTACACGCCTAAATTTTTACTGCTTTATAACTCGGCCGACGGAAAGCCTATACACGTCTGTACAGCGATTAAAAACATCTTAGAACGTGATTAACAATCTGTCAAATTAACATCTTTATCCTTTTCTTTCTCTTTAAGTTGAATAAATTGTTCCATTTGTTTCTCAATAGTCTTAAGGATTTCAGCTAAAATTTCTGGTTTACTTCGCTCAAAATCATTAAGCCTATAAGAAATATGGCAATTAAAATCATGACAATACGCTCTAAATTCTACATCTAATTTATGCTCCATTATCTACCTCGCTTCTGGTTCAAATGAGCCTTTCTTTTTGCATCAGACTTGGCTATCAAATCATCGATGCTCGGTTCAGTTTTCTTTTTAACTTCAGGCATTGTGCCATCATCTCTACTACGGCTGACCGGTTTTGGCGCTTTTGTTCCGGGAGCGGCTTTGCGCATGCGCTCCTCTAGTCTTCCCATTTCCAAAATCTGGCTGGAAGGGTCTTGGATTTGAGATATTCGAGCAAGTTCCTGCGGATGACGTTTACTAGCGGCGTAAATAAATCCCGCAGGGTCGTCTAGTCCGCGCAGCGCATGGGTCATGGGGTCTGTGACAGGTTGTGATGCTACAACATCTCTAAAATCTGAAAATCGACTCATACCCCGTGTAAACTTATCTTCGAAAATAGCTTGCTGCGCTTCATCATTAGCGCGTTGTTGCTGCTGTGCCTGACGCTGCCCTATTTTTGAAACAGTTTGCTCCACAAATTTTTCTAATTGCGCCTCCCATGGTTCACTAGAGTCCGCATCATACTCAAATTCTTGGGCTTTTTGCGCGACGTGTTGTTGAGCCGCCTCTTGAGTCTGATGATTGCCACGAGCAAGCCTTTCGCGAATTGCTTTATTAATGCGCTCGTTAACCTCTTCTTCTGTATAAGTCTTAGAAGGAGCTTTAGAATTCCCATACTCGTCATAATCTGACTCCTTTTTATCAGAATTCCTGATGCTTTCTTCTTCCGGCTCCTCTTCTTTTGTAGCTCTTTCCTCTGGCGTTGAATAAAAATCTTCATCATACGACTTTTCGGGGATTTCCAAATCATTTGATGGCGCGTCGTCTGGAGTAGAATAATCATCATTGGATTCTGAAACTGGAGGTATAGACGGTGAAGACCCAGTCATTAATAAATCATCGATACTGCTTGTTTCTGTAGCCATAAAATCCCTCTCATGTTTTTGTTTTTAAAGCTTTGGGCTATGCGTCAGCATTCGTACCAGATTATCTGCATGTGCAATTTGCTGGTCACTTTCCGTTCTTTGTGTTTCCGCAGCATAACGTAATTCTTGCTCCTTGATTTGTGCAGCACTTTGCAAGCGCTCATTTTCAAGCTCCTGCAGTTTCAATTGCGCCTCCAACATTATCTCTTGCTTGCGCAATTCTAATTCTTGCTCTTTTAATTCAGTCTCTTTAACTTTCAATTGCATTTCTTGCTGTTGTTGTTGCATCTGCATTTGCATCATCATTTGCTGAGGATTTGGAGCGCCTTCATCCTGGGGCATTTTTCCGGTTTTACCGGCTTGAATGATTCCCGGGGGAACCAATGTCTTTAATCGATTTCTTATTTCTAAATTATTGGCTAACGGTAGATTGTCGGCGTAGAGGTCGGCCACCATTCGAAATGTTTCAGGATCGGCTTGGAGAACTTCACGCAAGGATCGTAAGGCTTCGGCTTTTTGGCCTTCGTAACTGGGACCAGCAACAAGTCTAACTTCATAAGTTCCTTTTCTGATGTCATTTTCGATTAGCTCCCCGTATTCATCCATTTGCTTATTTATTGTAATATTTTTAATCCCCTCATCAGGCATCAATAAAGTAATTACACGCTCAGAATCATAAACTCTTGGAATCATTTCATTGACGATAGCGCCTCCAGCGGTAACAGCTCGCTTGATGGAATTATGAAAGCAACTAGTAGCATAGGAGCCTTGACGACTTCGGGAATCAATTGCATCGCCAGATATTTCATTGCCTTGTTGTCCGAGTTGGGTGGGGTATAGTCCTGTTGCTAGATATAAATCTTGTATTGCAAGTTCATACTGCTGTAGTAAAGATGCAGACAATTCAGGCGGTCTTAGCTGTTCTGGTTTAGCGCCTGATGGGGACTCATCATATGCAAGTAAGCCCTGCACAGCATTTGGATCGCGCCAGTTTCTTTGCGTATCAAGACCCTGAACATTCTTTTTAGAGCCTATAAATTGGTCATATCGAGATATTTTCAGTATAAAAGCTGACTGGGTGCGGATATAGTTGATATAGCGTTGTGTATCGCGGCAATCTCCGAAGAAAGAGCGACAAACTTGCTTGCCGGTTTTATCGTAAAAACTGTTTTGATCAACAAATATTATTGGCAATTGGTCTGCTGGAAACTCACCTTCCTCAAGAATATAATCGCCCGCTATTTTATAATGCCAGATTTTATAAGATTTAAACGGTCTTTTATCTTCTATTCTTATTGGTTCTCCATCCTCCCAAAGAGTCATAGTTTCGTCATCAAATTCTTCTTCCATCTCTGACATTTCGAGTGCATTATTTATTTGCGTCTCAGGCATAGCAGCATTATCGCCCATTGAGGGCACGCCTTGTGATTCAGGATTATTCATATCAGCCACAATAGGAGCTTGTTGCATTGGATTGCCATAATCATCCATTTGTGGAGCTTGTTGTGGCTGTTGCTGTTGCAGAATAGACATTTGCTCGCGTGCATTTGCTAAGCGATTATTCATATCACGTGACTTTTCAATTATTTCATCGAGCTCTTCTTGATTGCATGACCTGCCATTGGACAATTTGTATAAAGTGTCTTTTTCGTACTTACGCACGAAATGGTCAAGGATAGTAATTCCGTCACCATCTGCCCAAGTGAATGGGTCTTCGCTTTGATCAGGCTGTACTGCTAGGGCAATTTCATCAGCGCTTTGAGTTGCAGAAAATATCTTCTGGATTTTTTCTTCTAATTCTTTGCCGTAGATTTCTCGAAACTTTTCCCGCGCCATGCGAGTAATGTAACCAGAGTACATCCCATCAGTTTTTGAAGGGGTTTCCGCACCCAGGTCAAAATATGCACGTGTTGAATCTTTAAACCATCCATAGCAGATATCAAGTTCAAAAGACCGCTTATGAGAATAATCTGTACCAATATAATATGCGCCGTAGCCGCCGATTGCTGCTTGACCGGCTGAAACCTGTATCGCTATTGTGGCATCCGTTGAAAAGATAATATCTTTAACCATGATTTCGCGTAAATGTGCGGTGCGCTCATCGCAGTTTGACATTGGAACAACTTGGATTTGAGGAGTATGTTGTTGCATTTCTCCGAGCAGATAGTTTGCCATCGCACCAAGTTTATTGGCGACCATGGGCACTTTTCGGAAAGTTTTAATCATGTCATCCTCTTCCTCATCAGTCCATTGTTGGCCGAGGACAAAAGTATGCATTTCATGATATTGGTCAATATTCCACTTAAAGCCTTCTCTAAACTTTTCGCAAGCCAAGCGCGCTTCGTGCGCAATTTTCTCTGCTTTCTTTACCATGATTAAATCCTTTTAATCGTTTTTGAGCTGAACTTTTTTATCCTATCTTCAAATCAATCTCCCGGCCGTATGCTCAGGTATAAAATTAGGCTGATATGCAATAGTGCCCGCATGTTGTCCATACGCAAATGTAAGCATTAAAGAGTCAGCTTTATCAGGACTATTCATGCCCCTTTTCTTAGCATCTTTTTTGCCTTCGATTACTAAACGTCCTGAGCTATTATAATCATAACCAAGCCCACAAAGCTCTTTTTGTAATTCAGGGTCGTCAGGTATTTGCACTGGCATATCTTGATTGAACCATTCGCGCATTTCATACCATAATTCAGCACGCAGGTTTAGAAATTGGTCGGGATTATTAGCTGCACGTGCAACATTCACGCCAATTACCTGCTCATATCCCATTTCATTTAATCTGTCTACTATACCAGCACCTAACCCAATGCAATCAATGAAAACTTTATGCGGATGGTCTTTATCTATAATCATTTTAATTTTACCAACAAGCTGCATGGTATCTAAACCCTTATACGCCTCGCATTTTGTAGCACAGCGACCTTTGCGCCAAGTAATGGCGCTTTTATCTACTCCGCCACGCGCTGGATCTACTCCGATAATTAAAGCACTTGTTGATTCTACTGTAGCTTTTCTCGCACGTTGCACAGGCTCAACTGTAATAAATGTATCTGTTATTGAGTTTATAAACGCTTCTTCTTCAGTAAAAGGATATTCCTGGCCAAAGCCTTTACATTTCTGCCCGTAATCACCATCGAAGTCCGCAAGTTTATAGCGCCTCCATGCGAGATGACGAGCCGTTAGCCCATCATTTCCATAGAGCATCATCCAATCCTCTTCTTCCGGAGTAAGTGCTAAACCCTTTGCATCACGGGTATATTCATCCTGCCAGTACCACGGCACGAAAATATTTATATAATCCGATTTACCTTCTTTAGCGTCCTGCCAATCTAGATAAAATGCGTTAGCTATACCGTTGGCTGTAGACTCTTTGATTTTTTCAGTGCCGGGAATATCTGCCACAGTCTGCTCGATACCTCGTTTGATTTCTATATGATTATCATAGAAAGCATACTCAGATAGATGCATAAGCTGATTTGTCATCGAGCGCCCAATCTCTTTAGAGCCAGCAGTACCAACGCGATATCCAGAATTTATTTTGTTAAATAGGAGTTGGTTTTCATTGTCTTTGTCAGGCTTTGGAGCGAGACCATTTGGAAGGTTTGAATTGTAACGTTTTGTCATAGCGAAAAGGCTGCGAGTCGCATCGCCCATATGCGTAAGAATAAATGCCTGCGTGCCGGGAACCGTGAGTGCTTTATGGAAGAATCTGCCCGAGATATATGTGCTAATGCCCTGCTGTCTGCCTTTTAAGATATTTGCCCTAACATATCCTAGTGTTGAAAGTTGTTCTTGCAATCTAGCGTGGACATGCTTTTGAGCTCTATTAAACTCAAAAGGTCTTAAGGCTCCAGATTTGTCAGCAATTTTAAAGAATTGGGGCGCAAATTGCTGTAAGTCATAAATATCAATCATGCTTTATTTTGATTTCACCGGTGATTATTTTCTCTAACACAGTTTTATCATCATCTTTTTTGTCTTCTTTATCATCTGCATAATCTGCCCGAAAGCGGTTTTTCATAGTGAAAATCCAGGGTGCACCATTGAACTTTTCATAATTTCCGACAACACCATCTTTACCTATTAGCTCCCAGTGGCGCTGGGCGTGCTGGAGACCTCTATCAATGGCTTCCCTAAATTCTGGATGTTCGTCTCGCCATAGTCTAAGAGTTTCTCTGGTGATATCAAGTTCGCAACAAACAGCAGCGAGGCTCTCTCCATTCTTAAGGACTTCAAGAGCCTTACTGCATAGTTCTGGCTTGTATTTATTGGGTGTGCCCATCGCAACCTCATGTAGTGTCAAACTTAAGGGCCTGCTTGCTCGTTACGTTTTTCGCCTCGCATGCCGCCACCAGCTTCACCTGGCATACAATATTTAGGTTGCATTCTATTTTGTTGATCAACCATTTTTCCGTACATAGAAGGAACCCCGTTGTAATGAGTATCTTCTTTCTCTTCTGTGTAATCTTTGACTTCGCTCATTTTAAGCGCTCCTTGTAAATTATTAATCGATTAATAATAGCGAAAAAGTCCTTTTGTCGCTTATTTACTAAGATAGCACATGGAATGAAAAGTTCAAATTGATTAAAACATTATGCCAACACTTGACATGACAACAATTACCAGATAATATGAATCTATCAACAACAAAAGGAGAAAAAATGAACTACGAATATGAAATTTACAAGAAAAATGAAGACACCTGGAAGGTAGATATTTTTTACAAAGGAGAGCATGTTCATAGTAAAAATTCATTTTATAGCAAGCTTGAGGCATTAAGATATGCTGCCGGCTTATTTGCAGGGGTAAATTTATGCAAATCAGGATATCTTAATACCTAGGCAAAACTTTTTGTATTAAATTTAAATTTGACCACAATTTAGAGCTTTTAAAGATAGGAGAATAAAATGACAATGTTATGCAGAATTAGCGATGAGAAATCGTACAATCCATGGGAGGGTGAGGACGAGTCACCCACCTCGCGAACATTTGAAGATTTAAGCTTAGCCGATTTAATGGGTGATGACCATTCAGTCTGGTTAGCAAAAAACAAAAGCTTCGGGTTCATCCTTGAGGTAGAAAACGAAGGCGGGGAACAAATTATCGAAAAGTGTATCCATCCATTCGCGGCGGAGAGTCTAGCAGGTTTTTGCCGTAGATATCTAAAACTTTATGAGAAAATTGA